GAACAAAGTAATTTTAATGGGGCGTCTTACCAGAGATCCAGAGGTGAGATACACCTCAGGGGAAAATTCATTAGCAATTGCGGAGCTACACCACCGCGAGATTGGAATTTTTCAGAGCTGGAGGTATTACGGAATGGATAAGGACACATTACAGAAGGCAAAAGAGTTGGAACGGGATATTAAAAGTATTACGCGGATCCTGGAAGAACATAATAAACATCATTGGGTACAAGTTGTTTCTCCAAAAACTGATGATGGACAGTCAGAAAGATTCCAGAATGATCTTGCAGAATGGTTAAGACAGCGAAAAGAAATATATGAAAAGGAACTGGCAGACTTGTAGGAGGTGAAGGATTGTAATGAACCATGAAAAATATAAAGACCCCACAGCTGAATATGCAATAGCAGAGGCAGAGAAGTGGGAGCGGCAGCAGAAGCGGTTGGAAGAGAAACATGGAATCAAAAGAGGGGATGTTATTCAGATCATACAAACCAGCTATGCTTCTGGTGACGGGAAGATCATCACCCAAAAGGTGAAAGCCAGGATAAAAGCATTATATCCTCATGTAGTGCAATTACAGTTATCAAACGGCATAACCAGATCACCAACATACTGGGAACTGGAACGACTGAAAGCAGGAGGTGGTACCGATGGACAGGGACATTCTGGAACAATACCTGGAGATAAAGGGGGAAATCCGTGACCTGAAAGAACGGATAGACCGGGACCAGCACAGACTGGAAAGAATCAAAGCAGAAGGTGTTGTATCAGACACAGTCAGAGGCACAAGAAAAGATGGAACCATAGGGCCAATCAAGATAACCGGTTATCCCCTTCCGGAAGCAGACCAGGTGAAGAACATGATAAAAAAGAGGGTGTTAAAGCTACATATCCTGGAAGATGAGCTGCAGGAAGCTGTAAATGCAGTGGATGATTTTATCGAGAAAATTCCAAAGAGTGATCTGAGAATGATGTTTCGATTTTACTATCTGGATGACATGACCTGGGCAGCAGTCGCCATTAATATGAATTACCGTTTTCCGAAGCGGCGGATTAAATATACAGAAGATAATTGCCGGATTCGCCATGACAGATATTTGAAAGATAATTTAGGAAAATTATAAAATGTTCGGTCATGTTCGCTTTTTCCATGGTACTATTTAGACTGGGATTGGTGAAAAGATTTCATAAAGCTCCTTATTAAGTGATTGCCAGGTGTCACAGCCTGGCAGTTGATTTGGTTAGTACCAGACCAAGGCCAAAGGTACTGTTACTGCTTAGCAGGTAAGCGGCTGTTATTTACTGTTTTCCACAGTGGAAGAGAAAATGGCGGTTAAGGTGAAAGACACTGTTCGAAAACAGGGTTAGGACCCTGGCTGGACGCTTAGTTGCAGCCAATCCACGGAACACCTCCCCGATCGGGAGGGAGCATGAGCCGTTCATCCGAGCCGCAGGTTCGAGTCCTGGTGTTCCGATTGGCTACTCATAATATTATTCCTAGAAAGACATCTGACTATTTGTGGTTGGATGTCTTTCTATTATTTTTAGTGGAAATGTAAATGATTTTATGATATGATTAAAAATGTAAAAAAAATTTCTGAAAACGAGTTGACAAATTGACCAAGTTAGGTTAATATATATTTGCAAGGGGAGCTCCTAGAGAGGCAAATTAGAAAGGATTGGGTGAAACGCTATGGTAAACAATTTCGGAAAGTTCTGCCGAAAACTTCGGATAGATAAGGGTGAACTTTTATACGATATGGCGACAAAATTAGAAGTTTCATCTGCTTTTTTATCAAAAGTTGAAAATGGCAAGAAAAAACCACCCAAAGAGTGGAGGGAAATTCTCATCAGAGAATATGAGTTAGATTCAGATAAGATTAAAGAATTGGATCAATGCATGTATGAAGCTCAAAATTACGATAGCATTGATATTAGCAATTGGAATGATAATGACAGGATGATGATGCTTTCCTTTGCAAGAAAATTCAATTCTTTTGACAGGAACAAATTGAAAAAGTTTTTGGAAAACGAGGAGGGTGATGATGAATGAATGTTGCTGCTGAAGCACTATCAAGGTCCAAAATTCGAAAACTAGTAAGGGAATTTAGAAAGGCAATAGGCTGTGAGAAAATGGAATATTTTCCAATTGTGCAGTTTATAGAGTGGATTCTGGCTAACCCTGAAAGTGGAATGGACTTTGAAATTGTGGATCCAGGAGAAATGCAGGATACATATGGAACCACTAATACTGAGAAAAATGTCATGCGTATACGAAGCGATGTATATGAAGGAGCCGTAAAGGGAAGACCGCGCGATCGTTTTACGTTGTGTCATGAGTTGGGACATTATATTTTACATCAACCGGAATTTATGTCATATGCGCGAGGTGATATCCCGAGATATCGCCAACCGGAATGGCAGGCAAATACATTTGCTGGAGAGTTGATGGCTCCCTATGATCTTGTTAAAGATATGAGCATTGAAGAGATAATGAAAAAATGTGGAATGTCCAGACAAGCAGCAACAATTCAATATAATGAATATCACAGATGATGTGTCAAACCGAAAGGTTTTATACATACAAAAAACCAAGCACCATGAGATGCTTGGCTCTTGCGAAAAAAGTAAACACAGTGTTCAACTGGTTACAATTCCTTCTAGACAATTGAATTGTACCACTGGATTTACCTTTTGGCAAGAGTGAATTGCGAAAGGAGGATAAATCTATGTGGATTTTCCGCGCATGGATTACCGGGAAAGATGGCGAAAAAATTTACGCCAAAGATCACGGTAAGAAAGCTTTTAGATTCTGGGTAGGTCCTGGACCTGAACCAGATAAAAAGAAGAATCAGTAATTAAATAATCAATAATTTAAATGTTCAATGAAGCGTATTTACCAGTTGGACGCTTCTACTTTAAAGAAAGGTAAAAGGTAGAAGCAATGGCGAAAACAAAAAGTAGCGTTAGAGGACAGCAGCAAAAGAAAATCGTAGTTGTGAAACCATATAAACGTGGTGATGGTACTAAGGTGAGCGGTCACCGAAGATCAACACCAAATTAATGAATAACGAGAGGTAATTTAAGATGGATAATCAAAAATATTGCAATGAATGTGATAACACAGGAATTGTTAAAACACCAAATGATATGAGAAAGTATGACGCAGAGTTTGATAGGCTCGATCTGATGGGGAGCTTTTCATATGGAGAGTGTAGGAAAAAAGCACTAGACGTTAGCGGATATACAACAGAATTTTGCACATGCAATATTGGAAAACATAGGAAAGCATTATCAGAATATCGTGATTCTGTTACAAAAACAATAGATCAATTTGAAGCTTTGAAAAAGTCTTTAGATGAAGTGAAAGATGAAGCTCGTAAACAGGAAGTAGAAGGAATGCTTGGCCAATTCCGAGTGTATTTAAAGAATGTAGATAATGAGCTTAAAGCTTTTAAGTAAACAAAAGTAATAAGAAAAACACAGGCAGCTCCCCGGGGCTGCTTTTTCTATGCCAATTTTCGTACAGCGTGCACAGCACCAGCCGTTATTTCTTGCATACGGTCACCTCCTTTCATGATTGACGGCGGCAATCGGCTGTCGTGGATGGTGCTGGCAGGACTGTATTTTATTATATTTTTGAAAGAAGGTGAGCCTGAGTGACAAAAAAACAGAAGAGATTTGTGGAAGAGTATCTGATTGACCTGAATGCTACCCAGGCCGCCATAAGAGCCGGATACAAGGCGAAAAATGGTCAGAGAGCTTCTGAGATCGGACATGAGCTACTCCAGAAAACCCAAGTTTCAGAAGCAATTTCAGAGGCAATCGCAGAAAGATCCAAAAGAACCGGAATCAATGCTGACCGTGTTCTTCTGGAACTGGCCAGAATTGCATTTGTAAATGCAGATGATGTGATCAATGCAAAAGACGCAACGCTAAAAGAAGATGCCTCCAGGGACGATCTGGCAGCTATACAGTCCGTGAAAGTAAAATCATTTGGAGAAGATGGCGTGGAAAGAGAAATCAAGCTTGCAGACAAACTGAAAGCCCTGGATATGCTTGGACGCCATCTGGCAATGTGGAATGACAAGCTTCAGCTCAGCGGTATGGAAGAAGAAAAATCAAAACTGGACAGCTTGATCAAGCAGATCAGCGGAGGCGGATAATGAGCAGCATGGATCTTGTGCTGTCTGAAAAATACAAAGCATTTTTGAAATGCCAGACACCGGTGGAGTTCCTGGAAGGTACCACGGCAGCAGGAAAGACTACAGTAGGAATTTTTAAGTTTATGCTGAAGGTAGCCCAGAGCCCGAAAAAGCTTCATATCCTGGCAGCAGACGACACTGGAACAGCAGAGAAAAACATTATTAACAAAGACCTTGGAATCCTGGACGATTTCGGAAGCCTGGTAGAGTACAACGGATCCGGCACCAAGGATGACAAGATCCCGCATATTCTTTTTCATACTTCATCCGGGGACAAAACCATATACGTTTTGGGATATGGAAACAAGAAGAAATGGAAGAAAGCCCTTGGCGGTCAGTATGGATGCCTGTATATCGATGAGATCAACACGGCAGATATTGACTTTGTCCGTGAGGCTTCCATGCGCTGTGATTACCTCATGGCAACCCTGAACCCAGATGATCCAAGCTTGGATGTGTATAAAGAGTATATCAACTGCAGCCGTCCGCTTCCTGAATGGGAAGCAGATACACCGCAGGAAATTAAAGATGAATTAAAGGAAGAACCAAAGCCCGGCTGGGTCCACTGGTTCTTTTCTTTTGATGATAATGCCGGACTTCCGGAAGAAAAGAAAAAGCAGATCATCCAGAATACACCGAAAGGTACCAAGATATATAAGAACAAGATCGAAGGACTAAGGGGAAAAGCAACAGGTCTTGTGTTCAGCATCTTCCTGCGCCAGCAGCATGTCCGTACAAAGGAATGGGCAAAACAATTTGTACAAAGACTGGGAGAACCCAAGAAACACGAAATTTTCATGTGGTTTTCGGCAGCAGTCGATACCTCATACTCCCAGAAATCCCCGGACACAATTGCTTTTTCCTATCTTGGGATCACAAACAAGGGAAAATGCATCGTCCTGGATGAAAAAGTTTACAGCAATGCAGAACTGGACATCCCCTTGGCTCCTTCAGATACAGTAAAGAATTTGATTGATTTCCTTGACCGCAACAAGAAGGAATGGGGACTTGCACGAAACGTATTCCTGGACAGTGCCGATCAGGCAACCATGCAGGAATGGAATAAGTATAAGCGAAGAAATGGCTGCATTTATACACTTAACGATGCATGGAAAAAAATGGAGATTATCGATCGTATCAATGCCCAGCTTGGATGGATGGCATTTGATGACCAGACGGGCATTGAGCCGTGTTTTTTTGTACTTGATACCTGCCCGACTTACATTCATGAGATGGAAACATACAGCTGGAGAGAAGATAAAGACAATACACCAGAAGATGGGCATGACCATATGGTTAACTCTGTGCAGTATGCATGGATCCCATACCAGAGCAAGATTTACAAGAGGTGATGATTATGAACTGGCTTCAGAATTTTATTGCACGGCTATTCCGGATAGAACCTGCAAGAGACAGGGTGATTACAATCAGAGAAGCTCATACCTTCCGTGAGAACGTGATCCAGAACAAGCTGTGGTATCAGGGAGATGGAGTGACCCTGGAACAGTACTTTAAAAAGACTGCAAAATGGGATGTGGAGAAAGCCCGCTTCTGGGCGGCCACAGCACAAGGAAATGTAAGAAAGATACACAGCGGAATCGTTGGAACTGTAGTAGACAGATATAAAGACATTGTGCTGGCCGATCTGGATGCCGTCGATTTTGGCGAGAATATGGACATTCTGGAAGAAAGATGGAATGAAATCTTTGAGGGAAGCAAGCTGAACGATGTGATTGGAGATGCTATCGTTGGAGCATTATCTTCCGGAGATGGAGCCTTTAAGATTACTGCAGATGAGTGCAGCCCTTACCCCATTGTAGAATTTTACGATGCTGAGGACGTGGAATATGTATATATCCATTCGACCCTGCGGGAAATCAAGTTCTACACAACATACAGAAACAGGAACAAAGATTACAGGCTGCAGGAAACCTATGGATATGGCTATATAAGATACAAGCTTTACGATGATGCCGGAAAAGAAGCCCCATTACAGTTTCTTCCGGAAACAGCCCATTTGATTGATTTTGGATTCGATGAAAGCCTGATTTTGGCGGTGCCGCTTAAAATCCTTACATCCACCAGATATAAGAACAGAGGAAAAGCCCTTTTTGAAGGAAAGACAGATGTGTTGGATGGACTGGATGAAACAATCAGTCAGTGGATGGACGCAATCAGAATGGGCAGGATCAAACGTTATATTCCGCAAAATCTGATTCCAAGGGATGAGGAAACCGGGGAGCTGCTTCCGGCTAATCCATTTGACAATGACTTTATTGCCATTGGGGACGATATGGGAGAGAATGCCAGCCACCAGGTAGAAATCTCACAGCCCCAGATATCCTACGAAGCTTATGTAAACAGCTACGCCAATTTCCTTGATATGGCTCTGCAGGGAATCATATCACCATCCACACTGGGAATTGATCTGAAGAAAACAGATAATGCAGAATCACAGAGGGAGAAAGAAAAGGTTACCCTTCATGTGAGAGGGAAAATAGTAGACGCTTTGAACAGTGCATTGCCGGAGCTGTTTAAGACAATCCTGCAGTGTGACGATATTATGAACGGGAACAATCCGGGAGAGTATGAGGTATCCGTGAAGTTTGGAGAGTATGCATCCCCAGACTTCGGAACGACTGTGGAAACTGTAGGAAAAGCCAAACAGTACGGAGTTATGAGCCTTGAGACCTCTGTGGATCAGCTGTACGGAGATACCTGGACAGATGAGGAAAAAGAAGCAGAAGTAGAACGTCTGAAACTGGAACAGGGAGTGCAGGATCTGGAAGAGCCGGGGCTTACCATGAAAGCGGGAGAATTTGAAACAGATCTGGAAGAAGGTGAGAACGATGAAGGTAAAAGTAGGACCAAGGATCTACCGGATGAATCGAAAGGAGTACCAGGAGTTTCTGGAAGTAGCAAAGGGGCAGGTACCGATGGGCGTGTACGCTCTGGAAAAGAATGATTATGCTGAGCTTAGAAATGATGCCTGTGTCAGCAAAACAAAGCTGAAGGATATGATCCGAATATTCAAAAGCCAGGGTTTTAAGGTATATGCAAACGGGAGGTGATCCAGATGAATGTTCCAGGATTTACATTGTTACTCCAGGAATTCTGTAGTTATTGTCCAGACTTCGAACCAGAAGTAGAGAAGATAGACTGCTCAAGCCTTACAGAACAGGTCAAATATTGTACAAATATTCGTTGTACGCAAAGGGCGAGATGTGCAAGGCTTGCTACAAACATTCGAAAGCAGGTAACCACAGATGCCGAAGCTTAACACCGTCTACGACATTGGAGCCGCCTTTGAATCCATAGAAAATGAGCTTATGTCCTCCATGATCCGCAATATGCGTCGGCATAAGCTGGAAGAGATCGACGAAGATAAGCAGTGGGCTATGTGGCAGGCATTGCAACTGAAAGCCTTAGAAAAGTACAAGAAGGACAACCAGAAAAAATATGGAAAACAGTTCAAGGATATCAATGATCAGATAAAAGCTCTGATATCCATATCCAGATCTGAAGGCGAGATAGCACAGGAAATTGCGATCCTGGAAGCTATCAGAAATGGTTTTCCTGCCAAACGTATTGCCAAAGGGGCAGCTGCTGAATTTTTTAAGTTGAATGATAGAAAACTGGAAGCGTTAATCAAAGCAACCATGGATGATATGGAGCACGCGGAAATTGCCGTGCTTCGAATGGCAAATGATCAGTACCGTAAGGTAATCTACAATGCTCAGGTGTACGCAAACACCGGAGCAGGAACCTATGAGAAAGCTGTGGATATGGCTACAGAGGATTTTGTAAAGGCTGGCTTGAATTGTGTGCAGTATGCCAACGGTGCAAGACACACGCTTGCTGATTATGCGGATATGGCAATCAGAACAGCCAGTAAAAGGGCATATCTCCAGGGAGAAGGGCAGAAACGCCAGGAATGGGGAATATCTACAGTGATTATGAATAAACGTGGAAATCCCTGTCCGAAATGCTTGCCCTTTGTGGGAAAGGTGCTGATTGATGATGTGTGGAGCAATGGTCCAAAAGACGGAAAGTCCCCAGTTACCGGAATCAAATATCCACTTATGAGCAGTGCCATAGCTGCAGGTCTGTACCATCCGCGCTGTAAGGATAGCCACACCACATACTTCGAAGGCATCAGCACCCCGCCAGAGAAGAGCAGGTATATCAAAACAGAGTTGAATGAACTGGTACGGAAGCAGGAACAGGAAAACCGGCAGCAGTATGCCAGAAGACAGGAAAAAAAGTTCGGTAGGCTGGCAGATTTTTCCCTGGATCCGGAGAACAAAAAGAAGTATGAGCAGAAACAAAATGAGTGGAAATCCGTTGCAAATGATGCGGACTCTGCTATAATGATATCAGGAGCCAGAATCACAGATATATTCAGTGAAGAGGCAGAAAACTTTGCAGAGATGTACTACAAAGAGATCAGGAGTTTTTCTACTGACGCGAAGAAGATTGCTGAAAATCTGGGAAAAGAAGAATCTGATATAGCAAAGATAAAGGCATATCTTTTTGAAGATGAATCGTTGTTTGATCCGGATTTAAAGGCATACCGCAGATTTGATCCTGATTGTGCCATAGCTCAGAGTTGGCAACGGCTTATGACAGGGAAAGACATTAAGCCGCATGACCGCACTTTGATAGAGCATGAGCTTCTTGAGATGAAAATTAAAAGAGAAAATCCTGATATGGAGCATTGGAAAGCGCATGAGCTTGCCACTGAAAAATATGATTACCCGAAGGAGGCGTTAGAGTATTATGGTAATCTTGAAAAACATAAAAAAGACAAATAATATGATTTCTGCCGATTATTACCCAGAGGGGAAAGGACCAAAAGGTTTTATGAGGATTGAGGATGGAAAAGTTACAGAGCATGAGAATGCAAGCTCTTTCGCAGCACCGCATGTTCGGAATGAACTGAGGAGGTTAGCGAAAATGGAGAATCCACCAACAGAGAAAACGGTATTATGGTATTAGATGCCACCAGTTAAAAATGACTGGTGGCATTTTTATGTCTAAAATTAAAAATTGCGCCGGCGCAAATAGGAGGTAAAGACAATGAAAACTGTAGTAATTGAAGGTAAGGATCTGCTGTTCACACTTTTTAAACTTGCATTTTATATTTGGATAGGGATGTGGAATGTGAGGATTTTGCTGGTAGCAGTTAAGATGGTGATTGCGGTAGGTGTATATTCAACTTACTTTGCGGTAATTTTAGTTTCGGTTTATGGAATTTATTCTGCTTTCAGAGGGTTTAAGAAGATAGTTGCCAAAACAATAAGGAGGTGGTTATTTGAAGGTGATAGTGCAGCATAATTTCCGCGACAAAGAAAATGACTTGGTTCTTCGCACTGCCGGGGAAGAACTGGAAGTGCCCCGGAAAAGAGCAGAGTATCTTGCAAACCTGCAGCTAGTAAAGATTGTCAAAGCGCAGAAAGGCGGTGATCCAAAATCTCCCATTGAGGCTGAGGATTAGAAGCCTTATTTTTATGCCCGGAATGGCGTGAAACTACCAGAAAGGAGAAAGACATGACACAGGAACAGTTTGAGGCTCTGGGTATTGAAAAGAGCCTTGCAAAAAAGGCAGCAGATGAATCCAAGAAAGAACTGGAAGGATATGTTGCCAAAGAAACCTATGACACAACCGAACAGCAGCGAAAGCAGCTGGAAACAACAGTGAATGATTATAAAACTCAGTTGGATACTTTAAAGGCATCAGCCGGGGATAATGAAGCGCTGAAGCAGCAGATTGCAGATCTTCAGGAACAGAACCGCCAGAAAGACACAGAACACCAGAATGAGCTGAAGACCCTTAAGCTTACCAATGCAATTAAAATGGCTATTTCTTCTACTGCACAGGATAGCGATCTGGTTGCCGGCCTGGTGGATCGTAATAAGCTGATTCTTGGGGAAGATGGAAAAGTGGCTGGTCTGGAAGAACAGGTGAAAGCCTTAAAAGAAAGCAAACCATTCCTGTTTAAACAGGAACAGCAGACCGGAAAGGGAAAGAAAGGATTCTTCCCGCTGGGAGCGCCAAAAACTGAGCCGGGAGGCGAAGAAGGCCATATGTCAATGAAGGAAGCGATTGCGGCAAAATTGAACTTGGGTTCAGAAGGGAAAGGTGAATAATTATGGCAATTACATTAGAAGAAGCTAAGAAAAACGTCCAGGATGATCTGCAGATGGGCGTTATTGATGAATTTCAGAAATCAAATTATATTTTGGAACACATTCAATTTGACGATGCGGTATCCCCTACTGGTGGAGGGGCTACACCAAGCTACAGCTACACACGATTGAAAACACAGCCGACAGCTGCATTTCGTGAGATCAATAAAGAATATGCACCATCTGAGGTAACCAAGGAACGCCACACAGTTGAGATCAAGGTGTTTGGTGGAGCTTATGAGATTGACCGAGTTATTGCGAATATGGGCGGTATTGTAAGCGAAGTGGAGTTGCAGCAGGCACAGAAAATCAAAGCAGCTCAGGCACTTTTCAATGATACCTTTATCAATGGTGATACAGGGGTTGATTCCAAATGCTTTGACGGACTGGATAAGGCACTTACAGGAAGCTCTACAGAATACAATGCAGATGGAGTGATCGATCTGTCCACTTCCGAGATGGTTACCAAAAATTATCAGTATTTCCTGGATATGCTGGATGAGTTCCTTGGCGGTCTGGATGGAACGCCGACATTCATTGGCGGAAATAATAAACTGATTTCAAAACTGAGAGCTTGTGCGAGACGTGCCAGCATGTATCAGGTAACAAAGGATAACTGGGGAAATCAGGTAGAGAGCTATGGCGGCATTCCTTTTGTTGACCTGAAGACCAAACCGGGTACGAATGATGAAGTAGTGCCCATTGGATCCACAGATGGAAAAACCTCACTGTATGTGGCCAGACTTGCGATGGATGGACTCCATGCAGTGTCTTTCGCAGGAGTAGCACCTGTACAGACCTGGCTTCCGGACTTTTCAACTGCTGGGGCCGTGAAGAAAGGTGAGGTTGAAATGAATGCAGCCATCGCACTGAAGACTTCTAAGGCAGCAGGTGTATTCAGAGGAATCAAGGTAAAATAGGAGGCGAAGAATGAAGATCAAAAGTCCAAATAAAGATTACACAGGTGTTTCCGCATCCGTTCCTTTCTGCAATGGCGTAGGAGAAACGGAAGATCCTTATCTGATCCAGTGGTTCAAAGACCATGGATACGAGGTAGAAGAAACTCCGGAGAAAGCGGAAAAACCTGCTAAAGAAAAGAACACTTCGAAATGAGGTGAGCGGTTATGAGCTATGAACCATATGCAAGCCCTGGATACTACCAGGGCAAATACGAAGGAACACTGATTGAAGATGATCATTTGAAAAAAGCACTGGTGCAGGCTTCCAGGCACATTGATTCCCTGACCTACAACCGGATTGTAGGCCGGGGATTTTCCAACCTGACACGATTCCAACAGGATATCATTCAGGATGTTGTCTGCCAGCAGGCAGATTTTGAAACCGAGAATGCAGATGAGATCAATTCGATACTTTCAAGCTACAGCATTAACGGTGTATCCGCCCAGTTCGGCAGCAGCTGGAACATATTCACAGACAAAGGAGTGGCAATGAAAAGAGATCTGTATGCACTGCTGTGCCAGACAGGGCTGTGCTGCAGATTAGCGAGGTGAGCTATGAAATATCCATGTTTAGTACCCAAAAGGCTTTGTAAGACGGATATCGTTTTAGTGATGGAGCAGGAAGGACGGGATAAATATGGGGAGCCTCTTCCGTGTTTTGAATATTCCGGGAAATGCAATTACCAGGACAAAGCAAAGACAATCTTCACAGCTGACAAGAAAATGGTTCAGATTACCGGATCCGCATTATTCCCGGGAGATATCTGCCCGGAGCTTCCGGTAATATCAGGTGGTACAGTAACCATATTTGGTGTCAAGAGAAAGATCCAGGAAGCCAGGAAAGCCAGAAATCCGGACGGTACCGTAAATTACACGGAGGTGCTTCTGATATGATCAAGGTCAATTCGACTGTTAAACTTAACTTTCCGAAGATCAATCAGCTGACACAGGCACAGGTGGCAGCCCTGGAGCAGACAGCAGAAGGTTTACATACAGAAGTTGAGCAGGCACAGGTGTTTCCAAGAGATACCGGTGCTTTGCAGAATGAGAGTACTTTTGTAGATACATCTGAAAGCAGTCACGGAAAAGCAAGTATCATATCCAGTACGCCTTATGCCAGACGCCTGTATTTTCATCCGGAATTTCATTTTAAAAAGGATGAAAACCCGAATGCAAAAGGCAAATGGTACGAGGACTGGCTTCCAGGTGGAAAAAATGCTGATTTTGCAGTGAAAGCATTCAAGGAAAACTACAGGAGGCTGGCTGGTTTATGACGTTATCGGATATCAGAGATTATATTGAGACGCTCACACAGGGGACTGTGTATGTTGGACCAATTCCGGATAAGCCGGAAAAAATAGTTGGTGTTTATAACAGTAAACACCAGCATGAGTATAAGGTGGCAATCGGTGGACCTCAGCTGGAGTCCTATGGCACGAAATACGTCACTTTGCTGGTACATTGGAATAAATCCCAGCGTGAGACCGAAAAAGCAGGAAAAGCCTTGTTTGAAGCTGTCAGAGCCACCAGAAATGCAACTGTAAACGATGAAACTATTAAATTTATCCTGCCAGTCTACGATCTTCAGGATATAGGTGTAGATGATTCCGGCATCTATGAGATGGTTATAGAGCTGGCAGTGATTTTTGAAAAGAAAGGAAATAAGGATGAAGAATAAAATTGTGATGAACCTTCAGCTGTTCGCAGCTTCCAAGACTGGCGTATATCCATGCTACGAGAACCAGTTCCAGATAGACACAGCAGCATCAGGCGGCACTGCTTCACTGAAAAATATTGCAGACTGTGTAACCTTTTCCGTATCTTTTGATAATGGAGTGGAAGAGTGGAACCCATTTGACACAGAAGGATGGACCAGACGTTTAATGACATCCAAGAGCATTACAATTTCCGTAACTGCAAAACGTAATGTCGGGGATGCCGGAAATGATTTTGTTGCAGGACTGGCATGGAAGAACGGAAGAAATGCGGAAGCTGATACTCAGTGGACTTTCCCGGATGGCACTGTTGTGAAGTTTACAAAAGCAGTTATCAATGTGAAGAATGTTGGATCCGGAGATTCCACAGCTGTAGCACCTCTTGAATTCGATATCATGAGCAATGGAAAACCGGAGATTACACCAGCTGCGTAGTAACTGCGGGATTTTTGCAAGTAAAAGGAGAAAACAAATGGCAAAATGTATTGATATTACAGACAAATTAAGCTTTGATAAAAATCCTGCCCTGATTATCAAGGGCAGAAAATTCGTGGTAAATGCAGATGCGGGTACCATGCTTGAGATTATGGGCCTGTTCAAGGAAGGTTCTTCCGATACAGAATCAACTATTGCGGCATATGAAAAGCTGTTCAGCGAAAAAGACCGTAATGAGATTAAAAAAATGCGTCTGCCTTTCAAAGATCTTATGATCATTATCCAGACCGCAATGGATCTGATCCAGGGAGAAGAAGACCAGGGAGAGCAGTGACCCGTACTATGATTTGATAGATGATTTTGATCTGATCGTATCATCGTTTCAGTCACAGTACGGGTTACGTCTTTCTAAGGAAATTCCTGCAGGGATGCCCTGGGACGAGTTTTCGGACCTTCTGTCCGGAATCGGCCCGGATACAGCCCTTGGCAGGATCGTAGCAATCCGCGCAGAAGAGGATGAAGAGATCTTAAAACATTTCACCCCGGAACAGCGCCGGATCCGCCGCGAATGGAGAAATAAACAGGCAATGAAGGTTTCAGAGGAAGACAGAGATAAATTCCTGGAAGCTATGAAACAGGCATTTATTGATATGGCAGGAGGTGCGAATGGATAAAAACAAGGTAAAATGCCCCTTCTGCGGACACGAACAGAAAGTACAGTACACCCCGGATGCAAAATGTCGGGGTGTTTTCATCCGGTGCCAGGGGCGCCATTGTAAAAAAGAATTTGAAATAAAGATTAATCAGGACAAGTAGTGCCATGTGTCGATGTCCTCATGATAGAGGCAGGTGGCATATATGGCAACAAGTGTTGGACAGATCGGGCTTGACCTGGTCGTTAATCAGAATCGGTTTCAGTCGCAGATGCGCGGCATTGAATCTCTGGCAAAGAAAGCCGGTGCAACTCTTGCAGCAGCATTTGGCGTTAAAAAGCTGATAGATTTTGGAAAGTCATGCCTGGAGCTTGGCTCAGATCTAGCAGAGGTTCAGAACGTTGTAGACGTTACATTTCCGAACATGACTGCACAGGTTGATAAATTTGCCAAGAGTGCAGCCCAGAGCTTTGGGCTTTCTGAGACCATGGCAAAGCAGTTCACCGGTACCTTCGGGGCAATGGCGAAAGCCTTTGGATTTTCCGAGGAACAGGCTTATAACATGGGCTCCAGCCTTACCAAGCTGGCAGGTGATGTGGCGTCTTTCTATAATCTGTCACAGGATGAAGCATACACCAAGCTGAAATCCGTTTTCACAGGCGAAACGGAATCTTTGAAAGATCTTGGCATAGTCATGACTCAGACTGCCCTTGACAGTTATGCGCTGGCAAACGGTTTCGGGAAGACAACGGCAAAAATGTCAGAAGCTGAAAAGGTTGCGCTAAGGTATTCCTTCGTACAAAACCAGCTGGCAGCAGCCCAGGGGGATTTTGCGAGGACCTCAGGATCCTGGGCAAACCAGGTAAGGATCCTTACTCTGCAGTTTGATTCCCTGAAGGCTACGATTGGCCAGGGACTGATAAATCTTTTCACTCCGGTTATCAGAGTAATCAACACGGTAATTGGAAAGCTGATCACTCTGGCAAACGCCTTTAAATCGTTTACAGAGCTGATTACCGGTCAGAAATCCAGTAACAGTGCTTCCGGACAGATTTCAGCTATCGGAAGTGCGGCAGCAGGCGCAAGCACGGGAATGGACGATGCAGCCAGTTCAGCAGATAATCTTTCCAGTGCAAATAATGGCGTTGCCAAATCCGCCCAGAAAGCAGCTGAGAAAATGCGTGCCCTCATGGGGTTTGACCAGGTGAATAAGCTGGACAGCCAGACAGACAGTACCAGCTCCACACCTTCTTCCGGAAGCGGAACAGGAACAGGGGGAGCAGGTGGGGCTGGAGTTGATTTCGGCAGTCTTGCCCAGGGTGAAACTGTTGTAGATAAAACAGACAAAAAGATGTCCGGGTTGTTAAAACGCTGCAAAGAGCTGGCAGCAGTATTCAAAAAAGGCTTTAAGATAGGATTTGGTGATTCTGAAAAGAGAATCAGTTCCATTACGGAAAATATTAAGAATATCGGGAAAACTCTGAAAGAAATATTTACAGATCCGGATGTTGTGAAAGCAGCAAATGATTGTGCCAATTCCTTTGCACTGTCGTTTGGAAAGATGATAGGTTCATTTGCCAGTATTGGAATAACGATTGCGTCCAATCTTACTGGCGGGATTGAAGGATATCTTTCTAAAAGCAGTAGCTATATACGAGGTAAATTAGTGTCTCTTTTCAATATTGCAGGAGACATTGCATCACTTGCCGGGGATTTCTGGACGGCATTTGCTGATATATTTTCTGTATTCGCTGGATCAGAAGGACAAGGGATTACCGCAGATATCATTGGCATTTTTACAGATGGATTTCTTGGTGCGATAGAGATCGGAGCACAGTTCATAAAGGATATTGAAAGCGTTGTAGTTACTCCTATAGTACAGAATGCGGAGAAAATTAAACAAACAATTGAGAATCTTCTCGTTCCGATTCAGACCGTGCTTGATACTTTACATCAGTCAGTGACAGATACCTTTTCAAAGATTTCAGAAGTATACGAAACGTATATTAGCCCGTTTATAACATCTGTTGCGCAGGGAATATCTGATATCGTACAGATTTTCCTGGATGGCTGGAATTCTAATATTTCACCTGTTCTTGATAATCTGGCCGAGAAGTTTTCAACAGTGTGGCAGGAACATGTACAGCCAGCCCTTGATGGAATCATTGTACTGGTTGGAAAAGTATTTGAGAACCTGCAGGCCCTCTGGGAAACATTGCTACAGCCATTGATTGAGTGGATTATTGAAAATATCATGCCAGTTATCGGACCGGCACTACAGGGAATTGGAGACCTTTTCCTGGATCTGTTGTCAGTAGCCGGGGACGTAATCAGTGGAATAACAGATGTGCTTAGTGGCTTTATTGATTTTTGCACAGGGGCATTTACAGGTGATTTTTCGAAATGTTTCCAGGGCTTAAAAGAAATCATGGAAGGCTTCAAAACGATTGCAGATTCTGTGATCGGTTTTCTACAGGAAAATGTATTTCGGCCGCTTGATGAGTATATTGCAAATATATTTGCAACAGACTGGTCGAAAAATTTCGGCATTCTGGGCGGTGTGCTTAACGGTTTCTTAAAGAGCGGGAAAGATACGATCAGAGATATCCAGAAAGTATTTGGCGGATTAAATGATTTTGTATCAGGAGTATTTTCAGGGAACTGGGAAAAGGCGTGGAAAGGAATAAAGGACATTTTCGAAGGAGTATTTGAAGGGCTGGCAGACCTTTCCAAGACACCGATTAATGCAATTATTGGTGGCTTCAATAGCGTACTTGGCACAGTGAATGGTCTCATTAATAAAGTAAATAATATCCGTTTCAAAATCACGGTACCAGACTGGATCCCTGGAATAGGCGGAAACTGGTGGGGGTTTAACGGATTTAACATTCCTACGATCGGAACCATTCCAATGTTGGCAAACGGAGGCTTCGTAAAAGCGAATACGCCACAGCTCGCCATGATCGGTGATAACCGCCACCAGGGAGAGATTGTTTCTCCGGAGGACAAGCTTCAGGAGATGGCGTTAAAGGCAGCGGCTCTGGCAGCAGGTGGTGCAAATGATACTGAACTGCTGGCAGTTCTGAAACAGATCCTGGCGTTTTTGCAGAATACGCCGATTGTTGCGTTGGATCCGGAATCACTAAGAAAATATTTTATCCGAAAAACCAACCAGAACACAAAAGCAACCGGAAAACCAGAACTGCTTGTGTAAGGAGGCATTATGGCAAAGAAAATATTGTGGTCAGGGAGCACGGTGCTCCCCTCTCCGGTATCGATATCTGTAAATGATCAGATTATCTGGAGTGCGAACACGGGCCGTAGTGCTTCCGGAAGCATGATCGGTGATGTGGTTGCAGAAAAGAAAGATGTAGCTATAAAGTGGGGGATTCTCACAGAAGCAGAGCTTGCAGCTATAAAAAAGATTATGGTTGCAGGCTTTTTTCCTATCTCTTTTCATGATGATGGGATAGATTTGACGATTACCACATATCGGGGAAACCTGACCAAAGAGGTTCTGGGGTATATCGGAGATGGGATTTTTTATTATAAATCAGCATCAGTGAGTATCATTCAAAAATAGGAGGAAACCAAAATGTTAAAAGGAACAAAATCAACATCCATGAATTTCAACAGCATGATCAACGACAAATCAGCTGTCTATATGTCTGCTCAGATTCCTGTAAACGGTAGTGCAAGCATCACTATTACCGTCCAGGACCGTGACCTGTACGAGGCAAACAAGACACAGTGCAGAAAAGACATTGAAGCATTTAACCAGTTAGTCTATGCGGCTGAGGACGAGCGTGTAACAGGAGGTACTGCAGATGAAACTGAAAAATAAAGATGTATTAAATTTTGTCAATGGCTGTGCTTCCTTAAGGGAGAAGCGGCTGCCGGTAAAGCTTGGATATGCGATCAAAAAGAACCTGGCAGCAGTCAGTGATGCGGCTAACGCCTATGACGCAGAGCGCCAGGAACTGCTTGAGAAATACGCGGCAAAAGGCGGAGATGGAAAGTTCCTGGTTGAGAACGGGCAGTATTCCATCGAGGACAAAGAGAGTTTTGCAAAAGACCTGGATGAGCTCCTGGCGATTGAGACAGAGGTTGGTATCCATACTGTTTCTGAGGAAGAGATTGAGAAATGTGACGATCCACGTTATGATGCCCTGACAGTGGCTGACCTGGAAACACTTGAGATCATGACTGAGTAGGAGGTGGTCCTGTGTATCAGTCTTCAGAAGCTTTTGGAAACCTGGTACTACAGGATTCCCGAACTTTTAAAGCACTCATCACTTATGATGATGTATCCATAACAAATGCAAAGAGTATCAAGTTCACCGGTGGGGCAGAAGGGGAGGATGACTTTTCCCTTGGCTCCACAGTGAGCCAGTACGTTACCATCATAATTCCGGATCCGGGAAAAGCCATTGAGGGGCATGAGCTCCTGGTCCAGATCGGAATGGAAGTGAACGGTCTGGTGGAATACATCCCCATGGGATATTTCACGCCTGGGAAGCCTTCCCGGAACGAGGAACAGATCGAGTTCACTGCCTATGACAGGATGATGAAAACGGAACGTCCTTTTTCCATGGACGGAGACAGTACGGATACGGCGGCTGTTCTGAAAAGGATCCAGGAAATCACAGGGGTGATGGTTGTAATAGATGGTCTTTCCGGCATTTCCATGAAAGTTCCGAAAGGTTACAGCTGCAGGGAGGTCCTTTCTTATGTAGCACAGCTTCATGGCTGTTTTGCGGTATGTAACAGAAACGGACAGATTGAACTGCACAGCTATGTGGACAGCGGTTATACGGTCAGCACCGGCAGATACTGGGATTCTTTTGAACACAACGATTATCTGTTTCAGGTGGAAAAGCTTACCTGTTACACTGGCCAGGATGAAGAAGGGAAAGATGTTTCTGTTTCATCTGGAGACGGACCAAGGGCAGTGATCTTTTCCAATCCGTTTATGACACAGGATACCCTGGACAAAGTGATGGATTCCCTGAAAGGTTTTTCCTATATGCCAGGTTCCCTACGGATGATGGGAGACCCACGGCTGGATCCGTGGGACGTCCTCACCGTGGAAGACAGAAAAGGGGGCTCCTACAAGGTTCCACTGATGAAACTGGAAATGGAGTATGATGGCGGTTTTACGGATTCTGTGGAGGCTGTAGGTTTATCAGAAGATGAAACAAATGCAAACTGGAAAGGTCCTGCCACAAAAGAAATGGAGCGGTATTATGCACAGCTGGTGATGATCGACCACGCAATGATCAATAAGCTGGATGTGGATACTGCCAATTTGAAATTTGCAACAATCCAGAATCTGAATGCGGTCAATGCGACGGTACAGAACCTGGATGCAGAGTTTGGAAGCTTCAGGGATCTGACTGCTACAAATTTTACTGCCGCCAATGCAAAGATCAGTATCCTGGATTCCGGTTATGCCAATATCAAAACGCTGCTTGCAGGTGGTGCAGGTGTTGGGGATCTGCAGAACATCCACCTTACTTCCCAGAATGCAGTGATTGACTCGGCACTGATCAGAACTGCAGTTATGCAGACGGTTTCAGTTGGAGATCTTTTAAGTGGCACCATTTCCACCAATAAATTTATGATCACATCTGATGATGGCGGGATTAAGATCCAGGGGGCAACCCAGCAGTGGAGGGACATAGATGGAACCGTCCGGATGCAGGCTGGCAGGGATGCAAACGGTGATTTTACCTTTTCCCTGTTCGATAAGACCGGAAAAGGGATTCTGCTGGATGCCACAGGCGTGAAGCCTGGAGCTATCGCAGATGGTCTGATCGTGAATAAGATGGTGGCGGATAACGCAGCCATTGCCGGCACTAAGCTGGATATCCCTTCGGTGGTGTCGGCTATCAATGGCAGCTCCCAGAGTATCAAGAGCAGCCGGATCTGGTTTGACGATCAGAACCAGAGCCTGAACCAGTTATACAGCCAGATGAATACCAACATTGTCAGTGCTTCTACAACTGCATCCAATGCCGCCAGTACCGCAAATGCCGCCAGCAACACGGCAAATGCAGCTTCTGACGCGGCGAAGAAAGCCCTGGACACTTTGTCCGGGATTTCCACCCTGGATGCAATCGGGGCTTCCCTGGACAATGATGCGCATGTGGTCCATACCTACACGGATGGTTCCGGTGGGGATTACAGCAGCTGTCATACCACTTTTTCCGTGTATCTGGGCGATACGGATGTTTCCGATCACATTGACCAGATTACGGTGAAAGCTTCTGAAGGAGTAAACGGTACCTGGAACCCGAAAACCAGAACGTATCAGGTCACAGCAATGACTTCTGACAACGGCTACGTGGATATTTCGGGGCTTTATGGACTGGAAGGGAAAGTTCTTCTGGTCGGTGGAAAAGGGCTTGTTGTAGGCGGTAAAACGCTTGTTGTAAAGTCAATGGGCTCCTGGATCACCAAGAGATTTTCCATCAGCAAGGCAAAGGACGGAAAGATTGGTCTCAGTTATGACCTTCGTGTCAGCAGCCAGGTGATCCGGAAACAAAAGGACGGAAAGACTCTGGTTCCGGAAAGCGTGACTTTCTCAGCATTTAAGAATGACAATGGGATCATCAGCAGCTATTCCGGAATTTTTCAGATTGAGGAATCAAAAGACAATGGAAAAACCTATGTTTTGAAGTATGGTTCTTCATCTGCTGAGATCATGAAGATATATGCTCCCTCCGGAGCTGACGTGAACATGATCCGCTGTACTTTATATGATACATCCGGAGCCCAGAACCTGGATATCCAGACCGTCATGCTCCTTGCGGATGCGGAAGGCCTGGCTGATGATATCAAAGCCGCTCAGAAGACCGCAGACCAGGCAAAAGCTGCCATTGTTACGACAAACCAGAAAGTAGCCAACATTGAGACAAGCGTGGACGGTTTGAAGATGAATCTGTCCGAGACGACTACAGACCTACATGGCCTGGTGGGAAATTCGCTTCTGTACAATGTCCGCTATCATGACAACGAAGACGGCACTACAACCGTGACTGCAGTTGTGTACCAGAATGGAAGAGAGGTCACAAAGAATTATCCGGCAGCATGGTTTTCCTGGCGCAAAAAGACCGAAAGCGGTGAGAGCTTCCTGGGATACGGCTACAGCATCAAAGTAAAGAATGAAGATTACATGTTTGGCGGTGTCGTGATCGGGCGCTTTACCACCTATAAATCCGCCGTACTTAACGTAGGCGGCAAGGCTCTTATAGTTGGTGGCAAAGTCCTGTGCCTGAACGTAGACGCTGCATAAAAGAGAGGAGAATGAACATGGCATTACCAGCAGACGGCCAGAATGCGAATGACCTTACAAAAGTAACTGAAATACCGGCAGGAAAAGAATTGATCTTCTTTGATCCCACCACGAATGAGGGCGGGATCATTACACTGGAGAATCTGACGAAGCAGATTCTGAATGGACTGACGAAGCAGACGTTTGCGTTGGATGCGGGGCAGCAGACGATTTTGCAGGCACTTAACACATTAAATAGTGACTCAAAAACAAAGATTTCCACAATACAAACCGAATA